CTTGACTCGTAAACGTGCAGACCGCAGTTGGTGGCTGGGACCGCAGTGCCTATTCCTAAAGCCGCTGCCGATGCATCCCAAGTTAGTTTTGCTGTACCGGATGTATTGTTGAAAGTTACGTCGCCAGCAGAATCGATAATCAACGCTGGCGAACCACTTCCTGTGGCAAGCTGAAGTTCACCAGTTTCCCGAAGCCTTATTATGCCATCTTCGTCACTAGTTAACCCAATTTCAAGTCCATCGTCTACGGTTGCTCCAGTGTCATCGTTGGTTATTTTAATGTAAGTGGTGTCAGTGTCGTGGATGTGGAGTTTTTTTACTGGCGAGTCCACTCCGACGCCGACTTTGGACCCCGAAGAATCAACAACCAAAGTATCGGAATCCCAATTAAAATCCCCTGAACCTCCGGTAAGTCCTGTCAGGTTTCCTACCGAGGTAAGACTGCTTGCGGTAATTGTGGATGACAACTCTGTGTCAGTAGTCATCACTGCCCCAGCGGCATCTACGTTGGTAGCGTCTGTCACATCGGCACTAGCTTCAATGCCGTCGAGCTTAGTTTTATCGCCATCAACGAAAGCTCCTTCAGACGGTTTGGATTGAAGCGTTGAGATTGTAACTCCCTTTACACCAGCTAAATCAGTTAGCTCAGAATCCATTAACGCCCCAGCGGCAGTGACGTTGGTAGCGTCTGTTACATCGGCAGAGGATTCAATAGAATCGAGCTTAGTGTGGTCAGCGTCAGTGAACACATTAGAATCCGTAGCCGCCTCAACCGCTGTCCTTATCTCAGCATCAGTCTGGTCGGCTGTCGCACTAGATTCAATGCCATCGAGTTTCGTCTCGTCGGCATCAGTGAAAGCGTTGGTATCACTCTCAGCCTCATAAGCCGTCTTGATCTGTGCCCCTGTCTGGTCGGCGGTGGCCGCTGTTTCTATCCCATCGAGCTTCGTGTTATCAGTGGCCGTAAAGTGGAGGTTGGTTGTGCCTTCAGCTATCTCATCCAAGTTGTCCTTGGTGAGTATTTGGGCATCGACGTAAGTCTTGATGGATTCAGAGGACGAGAGTGTGGTGGCACTAGCCCCGCTCATTGTGTCGCTGTCAAGAATGGCTGAACCACTTACACCCGTGTTTAGTACAGGTGATGTCAGTGTTTTGTTTGTTAAAGTCTTCTCTAAATCTGAAGTGCTATCATACAGGTTTTCGACAGTAACCTTTTTGGACACTGTCCCGGAAACATCCGTAAGTAACACTACATCATTAGTCGCTGGAGCCACCAACGGATCCAAGTCTGTAATCTTCTTGTTAGCCATTTTTCACCTCCCAATTCAGGGCAACGCCCTATTAATCGTTGTACGCAACAACTGCACCCGATGCCAATGTGATGGCAGTAAAGGAGCCATACAATGATTGCCCGGCTTTCAGGGTCGTTGAACCCATGCCGCTTACATTTCCAGTTAAGGTAGTGAAAACAGCGTCAGACAAAGCATCTATTCTGAACCAGGTCCCCGTATATACGGATGTGTCCGAGTACACTGTGCCGCCATTGCTGGCACCTGAGTTGCTTTTTATATTTACGTTTGTGCTCATAATTATCTGGTAGATACAGCCACCCTGCGATACTGGCCCTGCTGACCTGCTATCAGGGTGACTTGGTTAGTTAATAGTTCTGTTGCAAAAAGTTCTTCCTGGGCCTTTCGCTCACCTTGTTGGTCGGTTGTGAGGTAATCAGCATAGCCGGCCTGAGTAAGGTAGCGGCCAAATATGTAAGGAATATCCACCTTGGTCCATTTAGCGGCCGCAGATGAAGGTGAGTCGGTTAAGTTTGTGGCCGTAGTGCAGTCATAGAAATTACCCTTAGTGGTAGAATCCGAGAAATACACCTGGTCCCCTATGGAATAAGTCTTTGTACTGCTCCATGTATCCCCTGAAAGGACGGGCGGCCGCAGTCGGAATTCAACGTATGCAAGAGTCTTGTTGTCAGTTAACTGGATTCCATTATTGCTAAGGTGCCAGTCATACTCTGTAACAGTCTCGTAACGAAGTGGATCCTTGTTATAAAGGGCATACACTGCTCCAATCACTGTTTCACCAACTTGCTCCAGTGATATGTAGGGGTCAAAATCAGTTACCCTGGCAACTTCCTTCCAGTAAGTCGCATTAGTCGGGACGTTCCCGGTGCTCGCAGACAGGGCCTGGTAATACTTATCTGCAGTGGAATAATAAACCTCATCACCAGTTGCATAAGCCGTGGCTGCGTTATAGTCGGGCCGCAAGTAGCGTTTCTCAACACGCATTAACTCTGGCCAGTCGTACCATTCATAAGCTGTTGCCAGCCGGTTACTGTGTGAAGTCCTTAACTTCTTGAAATCAAAAGAGGAAAGATTGCCCCGGTCCAATCCACATAGATCCGAGGTGCCAGATAAAATATCTATATAATCAATCTTCCTCACTATACACCTTTCTGAAACGCGGTTTCGCATTCCCACTATACCCCACCTGTATCTTGGTTCCGCCGCATTTCACTCTGGCGGCCGGGAAACCCTTTTCAAAATCGCTTACAAACTCCTCATCCTGCCAGCACTCATATCCGTACTTGTCTCCGAAATGATGATAAATGGTAGGATGAATATTAAGGCGCTGGCGGCCCACTTCATCCATAGACCTTTGCTCACCAAGAGCCTTCGCTGCTTCGGCCTGCTCGATTGTCGCTTTAACCAGAGCCTCATCTTGAACACGATTAATTTCATGGATAACCTCGTTAGCCAGGGACTGAGGCAGTTCATCTAGTGATTCAACTTGTTGCATCTTCTTTATGGAAAGCCCCCCGCCCAGTTTCCCAGGCGGGGGTTGTATCAGCTACTATGCGAGTATGGTTGTTTACGAGGTAGCCGCGAATTTACCAAGTCCCAGAGGGTTCTTGCAGGTTAAGGCGTAAATAGCCTTAACAACTGCACGAGGGCCGCCATCCAGGTCTGGCAGGCGACTTACTTGTGGGTGCTTGTTCCAGTTTAACTCAAGCATGGACATGTCCAGGACATATCCACGGCGAGTCGGCGCATTAGATGTGCCGCTGGCCAGCAACAAACTCGGATGAATGGTAACTCTATTGAAGTCACCTTCATAAACCGTGATGTTGCTGATAATGCTCCGCTCCTTGGCCTGCTGGTTATACGTCTTGATTGACGCATACTGATTTGTGCCACTGGCGAATTGCGTGAAACCAGTAATGGTTTTCTTCAGGTCCGTTCCGCAAAGCAGAGTTAGGTCCTGAGCCCGGCCGCGCTGCTCAAACACGCTCTTGAGAACGTCCTTAAACAATGCCTCGGTAAGGCTTGCCATTGCTGTCGCATTAACACTGGCAGTGGGGGTACGGAAAGCAGAGTCAACAGGCAGTAAAGCCTGGGCTCCGTTCTGAATCCATTGCCCCAGTCCACGAGTCTTGTAAGCATCGGATCCATCGTCAGCAACCGTGTCATTGTCGCTACACAGGGTAGCCTCAATGTCCCGGCCAAGCTCTTCGAGCTTCTTGCGAATCGAGCGTGAAAACTCACCCTCAGACGCACCGGCCACACGACTGATGTCCTCAGCCATTTCCGACACCTTGGCGCTGCGGCGAGACTTCTGACAGTAAACGGAAACTTCTTTCCGGTTTGCTGCAGCGTTCTCGTAATCCGAATCGCTAATGTCGGCTCCATCCACGATACCGCCAGTTGCGGGCGATTCGTATGCATCGACTTGCCATCTGTGAAGCGTGTTCACCACACGTTCACCCTTTTTAATCATCGCAAGTAAAGGTTTCTCTTTGGCATCTGTAACGGTGATATAGTCAGATAACCACTCCCTTTTTCCCACTTGCGAGCGTTCTAGTGTCATAGCCATGATTCTAGTTCTCCCTTAATCTATTATTGTTCCTATGAATTTATCAAAATCCCCCTCATTGCCTGTTTGACTCCATGACTTCAAAGCATCATTACCCTTATCGGGAGCGGCATTCGGTTCCACTGGCGGCGCTGCCGCCGGGGCTCCGGGCTGTACGGAGGGAGGCACGGCACCCTTTGTACGGTTGGACTTTTGTTCCGACTCTATTTGTCGCAACTGTTCAAGCCCTAACGCAAACACGCCGGCCGCAGTCTTGTGGTGGGGTAAACGCTGTATCTCAGGTAATGTATTCATTACATCCTGAGCATCCTTGTAGAGCTGTGAGCCCTCATCCTCCATCCAAGGGAAAATCTCCTTGGCTCTGGCATCTGAGGCCTCCTTAGCTTCGAGGTAGCCTTTACGCTCTGGCACTTCCCGCCGCAAAGTGCGGTCAGCATTACGCCTGAGTTTTGAGAGAAATAAATCCACCCTTTCGGATGAATAATCCTCCTCCCCGTACGAATCACGCAAATCGACTTTCTGCTTTTTTAGTTCTTCCGTTACCCCATCGGGGTCGGATTTTAACTGCATTAACATATCATCGGACCAATCCAATAACTGCTCTGCGCGTTGCGCTTCCTGGTGAAGTTCATTAAGGCTTTTCGCCTTAACCACCGGACTATTGCTGTCCTGCTTATCGTCAGGCAAACTAGGCCTTTCTTTAAGCTCTTCAAGCTTACCGGACATCTCCTCCATCATTGCTTCTGCCTCGCTGGCTCGCTCTTCAGCGGTCTTTTGCTTGGCAACAGCTTTTGCAATACGCTTGTCAATTGCGCGTTGTACGTCGGGCGACAAGTCGCCGTCTCCACTTTCCTCCCTAGCCGCTCCCTCTTCGGGAGCTGCTTCTTCATCTTGAGAAAGAACAGGTTCCTCGGGGGTATCCACCACCGGCTCCAACCCTGGGGTTGACTCTGGGGCTTCACTCTCGGGGGAAACTACTTCTCCAATAATCTCAGAGAGATTCGTTTCCATTTCCGCAGTTTGGGTAGAGGGGGCTGCTTCCTCTTTGGTATCTTCTGACATATATTCCATGCGTTTAAGGCCCGCAAGTTGGCCTAAACCAGCGCCATTTATAGCCCGCACAGTAGGGCTTAATAAATAAGACTAGCCCTACGGGCTAGTGGCAACCCGGTGATTGCGAAATATAGACGATGGCAGCCTAAAGCCGCCTAATTCTCTTCTTCCAGGGTTCTGCGTTCTTCAATCGCAAAGTCCAATTCTGTTACATTATGCAACACGCCAGAATAGAAATGACGTTCATCACTTGAAAGACTTGGGTTGCAGAGAGCCTGGGACGCATGAGTGCGTCCGTCATCTATTAACTGTTTAAGCTCCTTATAAACAGGATGCTCGTCGGTGAGTTGTTTGAAGGAAGAATCCATTTAGTAAGTCTGGGCAGCGCCGGGAGCAACCCCCAGGCGGCCAATCATACTGTTCTGTTGCTGGTTCACTGATTGCTGCCGGTTCTGCATCCATTTCTGCATCAACTGGCCAAAGTGCTCATCGGCCTGAAGCTGTTCCTGGTATTTCGGATTAGCAGCAATAATCTGCTGTGCAGCCTGTAGCTGGCCTTGAGCAGTTGGATCCTGCTCCACATAAGGCACCTCATTACCCTGAGCCATCGCCATAATGTCAGTAAGGGTACGCTCATAGAGCTTCTGGCTTGCGGCCTGCGGGCTAGTCACAACGGCCCTGCGGATAGTTGGGTCAACCATGTTAGCCATTAGCTCGACTACGGCCGCCATATCCACAACGCCTGCACGGTCAGCGTTCAGCACGAATTGCGTGAAATACTCCAACTTCTTACCCATGAACTCGGTATCAAGTTCCCGCACATCAAAGCGCAGCTTCCAGTCGTGCTGCCTCTGTATCTCAGAGAAGTCCCCGGCAGCGCCCGGAGCGCCACTAATTCGCATTAAATTCTCTTCTCCAAGGAACTGAAGCATCAGAGCATCAATCTGCTTGAATACCTCTACCCAGAATGCCAGGTCAGAATCCACCATGTTTTGCTGCCGCACCTGGCTCTTGGCCGCAGGCACCAGCTCACTGGTGCGGCCAAAGTATTCGTCGCAATCATCCTTAACACTCCGAATTATCTCCAGAGCTTCACGCGGGTTGCCTGGGGGTGGCTCCATCCATTCAATCTCATCAGGCCTGGTAACACCCACCTGTTGCATTGGTGCAAGACGATAAGCCTTCGACATGTTCCGCAGAGGGACCTTTAGCGGCGGGGATATGCTTAGACTGGTACGGTCTACCAGGCTATCCCTCTGGCTTTTAATTTCATTTTGCCAGGTTGAAACAAGCTCAGGAACTCCGCGTGAATCACATACACGCCGACTGGTTGCCTCACGAACCCTGATAACAAACGGATATTCTCCATGAGCATAGTTCAACATCTCATGCTTTCCGTAAAGCGAGTCATCCACATCCTCAAAGTGGGTTGCCTGAAGGTGCGGGCAAAACACCGTGCAATATATACATTCAACACCATCTTTTACGCCTCGCGTATAAGCCCAAACAATCTCGTGAAGATGCTGCTTATCCAGTCCGTTCAGGTTGTAGACAGTATCCTTATTGCCTTCACGCAATGTAGGCAGAGGGATAAGCGGGTTATGGGCTCCTTGAGCATCATCAACAACCTTCTCAACCCAAGGCTTAGACCAGCCCTCTGTGCGAACCTTCCCTCTTAGCTCCGCTTCTGTTAACCAATCAACACGGAAGACGGCCCGCGCCCTCTGGATCTCGGTGCTCTCAGGTGGAAAGAAAAACTCTTCAAAAGGTTTTAGTGCTGAAACAGAAGGATTATTTTTGGAAACATAAGGGACCGGAAAACTTGCCTGGCCCTGTTCCCTTAATTGCTTAACAGCCTTGCGGGCCTGGGCCTTTGTCATTGCTGTTACCTCTTGCGGATATATTTCAGGAGACTGGCGAGCGACAAAGCCAGGGTAAAGCTCCTGTATTAAATCAGCAGCAGGCTCCTCGGATGAGGAATCAGCAACGAGAGTTGCCAGGTCGGCCGCAGGGGAGTCAGGAGCTACTTGCTGAATCTGGGCTGACAGCATCATTAAGTCATCCATTGTGACTGTTTCAGTACGCTTATTTAAGCGCCTATCCCATGTAACCTGAAGAGCTGCCCAACCGTAAGTTTCCGCATATTGCTCAAGCAGTTCATGCTCACGGTTCAAATTGTCCACTCCGCAGTTACGAGCCCAGTCCAGGCGTTTGGTGGTTATACCTGCACGCTCTGCATCCTCGGCCCCAATTCCTTCAGCAACAAACTGAGCTCTGGCAAAAGCTGCCTTTAGTGTGTCCACACGGTCCTGGATAATTTCATCAGCCAATCGGATCCGCGTGTCAGATGAGCCATTGAAAGGGAAAGCACGCTTACCCTCGGCCATGTTCTCATCCCATTTCTTGCCGTCATCGCTCTGCTCCTCCCAGAAAGCATAGCGGGTGCGTTCCGCAGTTTGCTGGCGGTTACGATATGATTCATCCACGCTGCGTTGAAACTCACCGTGAATAACCGAAAGGTTGGGCTTATTACTAGCCTCCTGAAGTTCGTCTTTCATTTGAATCTAATAATCCACATTATTGTTATACAGGAAGGCCCACGATTTTCGCAACCTCTGTTTTGCGATATTTTGCATAACCGCCGTTTAATTTCTTCCAAGGATTAAGCTGACCGTCTTCAACGAGATATTTAACATCCTTCTCAGTAAGGCCGCAGAGGTATAGGTCGGACCGACTCATCATAAGAGGAAGTTGTTTCCAGGCTTTTTCGTCCATTAATAACCTCCTCCATCAGTAAATAGCGGAACATTCGTATCATAATAGACCGGCCCGCTCTTCAGGAAATACCTGTCTGGGTCGATTACATCTTTCATGGCACCCTTTAAGCCGTCTTTTCCAGTGTATTCGTGGTAGGCAAATATGCTCTGCTCACATACATCGCTAACAAAGAACCTCGGGCTGTTCATTACGTTAATGCTCTCTGAATCATCAAAATCCATATAATCATTAATCATCTGGATACCTTCATCAATAGAACCACCATCAGCCCGGAGCCAAACCATTGAGGGGCCTATGCTCTGCCCGTCCTTCTGCTGAATATCCTCCATCAGAGAGATAATCGAAGTGCCTTCCTCTACTGAAGGTACTTCCGCACCTCCCATGCGAGGGTCAATATACCTGGCCGCTATATTCTCAGCATTCTTCCCATCCCATTCACCAAGCTCCTCATTCCACTTCCAACCCTCCAGCTCCAGTATTAACCGCTTATAGCCGACAATACTGCGGCCTTGCTCGCTTGTCTGTGCTGGACCAGGGGACCCGTCTGGTTTCTCACTTGGCAGCGCCCACTCGCCATATATCCTTCTATCAGGCCATTCCCGGTACAGAAACACCCGGCCAATCTCATCCACCAGATACCACTTAATAAACCAATTCTTCAGGCCTGCCGGGTCGCACGAACAGTACCGCGTCCCCTCTTTCGGAACTTTATTAGGTGGTATAACGTGAACGGCATCATCGAACTTGGCAAACGTGTTACCATCGAGCTTCTCAGCCCAGCCGTAGGCCCGAATCTTAATTTCTGATGATGGTTTCCCATCGAGCATTTTCTTAATGTTCTCATAACCTCCGTAAGGATTGTCTTCAGAAAAGAAAGTCATTGCCCTGGCATTCTTCCGGTAGGGCTGCATGACGTAAGGCATTGTCCCGATAGGACAATTCTGGACATTAACCGTGTCAGGAAGCAGCTCCGAATGCCTGGTCTTAATCACGCTTGAGCCGGCTATATAATCTTTAACCGTCATGCTGTAACCTTTGACCGGCGTAAAGGTGATTAGTAATTTGCCCTGGCGGGTCACAACACGAAACCGCAGTGTTTCGAGCCAGGTAAGCGGCACTAGCTCGTCGCACCAAATGAAATCACATTCTCCACCTTCCAAAACTTTTATATCCTGCGTGTAATTGAGGAATCGGCACCTAGATCCATTAGGCAGAACGAATACCTGCTCACTGAATCCATTCTTTACTGTAAATGAAACATTAGCCACCTGACCTTTCTTACCCATTGCCCGCCATTGCGGAGGCAGGTAGCGGCGAACCACGGGTTGCTGCAGCTCAATGGATGAAGGCAGGGAACTGTGCAGACACCAGACAACTGCGTTATCCTTGTTTACCAGGGTTTCACTAACCAGCTTGGCGGCCAGCTCAGTTTTTCCCGCACGGTTGCCGCCAAGAACAAGTAATTCATCAGCTTCGGATAACTGAGCTCTTGCCTCCTTCCAGCACTCCAACTCAAACCCGTAATTCAAGGGGTCCTCCTTGGCCAGGCCAATTGTCTTTTCCCGGCGCTGAAGAAAGTCCATGACGAAATCAACCCCCCTGGACTGCAGGAGAGTTTCAATCTCCGCATCAGAGAGAACCGGGATCATGGCATCCGGTGTCTGGTTAAAGCTGTTAGTCGCAATAGACTGTATCATCATCAAGCTCCTCCCAGCACACACCTTCCTGCGAATGCCTTAGCATTACTTCACTACGGCTAACACGCTTACCTCGCTTGGCAAACGTCAGGCAAAAGTTTCCGTTCCTTGGTTTCAGTAAGCATACTGCCCTGGCCCAGTTAACCAGTTCCGCACTGCCAAACATGTCGTAACTCTGCCAGCTCCCTGCGTACTCGTGTTCCCGTGGTTTTGTTGTGTGATGAATAATCATCCATATCACCCCGGTCCTGGCGCTGATAGGGTTCAGGCCTTCACGCAAAAACTTACTGCAAACCTCCTGGGAACAAACATCACCTCCGATATATGAGAACAATGGATCTATCCAGCAGATGTCCGGTTTATGTTTATCTATAATCTTCTCCAGCATCCCAATAAACCTTTGCCCGGCAAACGCAGTGCAGTGGATGATGCTGATGTTTTTATCCAGCAACTCAGGCTCATCTATCCCTAAGCCGGCTTCTACACCAAGAACCTCTTCAGCCAGGTCCCCCTTATCATTTTCTGCCTGTATGATTAAAGACTTTAGCGGTTTAGAGCAGTTAACACCGAAAGCAGGCTTACCAGTCGCCCAAAGCATTGCCATCTGCATTGCCAGCGCTGACTTGCCGATACCGGATGGACCGGAAAGAACACATGAGGAGCCGGCGCAAAGCCACCTGCTACCGAGCAAGGAGGTGAAGTCGCCTCGGTCCAGGTATCTCCTCAAGTGGGATAACTTAATGGTTGGGCCGGCCGTAAGGCTTTCCATGTGTTCAATCCAGCCATCCCAATCAGTTAAACCGATTTTAATGGCTAATAAATCCTGTGTCTTCCCGTTGCGGCCGGCTCCCGGCAGCCTGGACAACCTCCCTGGGTTCTTATTCTTCGTATCGAGGTTATAGTTTGAAAAGTAATCATAAACCATATCCACACGCTCATCATATTCATCGCGTGTCATTGCATCGACCCGCACCCAGGCGTGTAGGCTTTTTCCTCCGCTATATATCACGGCCGTAACCGGCAACTTGCTCTGCTCAATTAACAACCACTGGGTCTTAATTGGTTCATCATCAAATTCCACCAGGCAATGTCTAAAGCAGGTAACATCCACATCCTTAATGCCGCCATCCAACGGATTGATAGCGATAAACGTCCCATTGTCGTCCAGCTCAAGAATCTCAGGGTATTCAGCCAGCTCCTCGCATGAATGCAGGATGCCTACACCCTGGGGCCGACCATCAGAGCTGTTCCCCCTACAAACACGAATACGCTCCCCCTCAGAGAACGCAGCCCTAACAAGTTTGGCTATCGGTTCCTGTTTGGGGGAGGGCATTCGGTTCCTTGTCGGCGCTAACTCGATTGGCTTATAGTTTCGGGAGGTAGCGGGTTCCCTGGCCGCACGAGTGTATGCACTTTCAATTGTCCCGGCTAACTCAGCCGGACGAAGGCCGGAGCTGGCTCCTGATGGAGCCAGTAAATTATATGCCTCACCGCTACTCACACCGGAATCTCGTAATTGACAGGCTGCATTAAACAACTCCTCATTGCGATTACCCCTGGAAGCGCCGTTGGAAATGAAATCAGCGGTTCGGGAAGGTATCATTTCTGTTGGGCCTTCTATATCCAGCTAACGCATTAAGTTGTGCATCAACTGCTATATCCAGAATAGTACACTCCTTGCAGAGCGGCTCCTTAAACTCCATGTCATACCACCGGCAAAGGCGCTTGTGGCCACAAATGCCACAAGGCCGATGCACGGGGATAAGGAAAGACTTTATTCCCTTTGACTGTATGAAACCCACAACGCTCATTGTATCAGAAAGGTTCTGCTACACTGAAACGCTTTACAGTATTTCTTTGCTTATTGTTGTACTCCTCAACCTCGACATCACAGGATACTTTCTTCCCTACAAGGTTGCTGGTTACATACTCATCGTTAATGTCCATCTTCTCGCCCGCAGTAACTTCACATTCAGCGGCCTTGAGTAATGACTTTATTTTCCAACCGGCTGCGGGTGAAAAATAGAGCTTAGTCCATATACGACGACTTTCATTCACTTCACGCAACGCTAGTTCCATGAAATCTGTTCCACCTTGAGACTGGCCAAATTCTGCACCTAGAATCTCAAAGTTATATTTTCCCTCTGCTAGGGGCTCCCTGGAGACTTGCTCCTTATCTTCTGGTAATACGATGCTAGGCATCCCTTTTTCCCTTTCTTAGATATGTTGTTGTTTTGTTTTCCCCGACTGCCTTTTTCACAAGGATGTAACCGGACGGCAACTCACCGTCACGGGCCGCAGCAAGGGCGTTTCTCTTAACACCTTCAGCCCAGGCAGCGGCCTTGGCCGCCGCATCGAGCTTCTTGCCCATATCCTCACAGTCGAAATCTTCTTTAATAATTATTTTAACCATTTCAGTAAGCTCCGAGCACTCTCCACGCCGCGCACACCAATTGCAGTAATCGCACGGAGTTTCTTTCTTATTCGGGTTCTTGACGGAATCAACGATGTGAAAGACAACATCTTCTGCCTCTTTCCTGGTAATCGTGTAAACATCCGCCTCCTTGTACTTACTATAAACCAGATGCACCTCGCATTTGCCCTCATTATACTTCTGCATGAGGCCTAACGCATAGAAAGCCATTTGCGGCTTATAATCGCGCTTCTGTCCTGTCTTTAAGTCAAATAGTCTTACCATTAAAAATCCTCTTCAAAGGCAGCAGATAACCCCTGCTGCTCATCTGGTCCCCACCATTAACCACCTTTGCCCCGGTACAGAGCTCCCTGAGCTTGTCCTGGCTCAATATAAAATACATTCCGTCATCCAGGTGGAACGTCCACCAATCCGCAGTGGTAGTGTTAATCCCGCTGGGGTTTCCCTTGCTCTCGAACTCAACGAACAGGTTGCCAGTGGCCAGGGCCTTCCTATCAGACTTCACCTCATGGAAGCCGGTAAGCATCTTGGCCACTAACCGCTCGCACTCCTTTCCATACCGCAGGTCTATATCAAACTGCGGATTATAGCCGTCAGGTATATTAACCATCTAATTTCACTTCACTCTTAGTTTCTATCCATACCCTGGCACCACACTTCAGCGGCTTATCGGGGCTATACACTACGCGACACGGGCCGAGGATCTCGGCCTCGTGTGCGTAGCTATTGTCTTTGTATGTTTTAACGGTCAGCACCGGCTCACGGGCACCCGTCTTCTGGTTGCTCTTAATCTTGTGTTGATTAACGTGAATTATTCTTTTCATTAGGCGTGCCCAACTGACCTAAGTTCGGCATAACCCCAGAGTGTCTCGTAAGATATACTCAGTCTGTAACGCGTGTTCTTAGGCCACATTTCAATGTGGCTCGGGTGAAACTGTATGCAGAGATTTCTTTTCTTACCTGCATCATTAACCTGCACGCAGGTTTCCCGTGAAAGCGGTTTTTTAATCTTAGTAGGCATATCAGTTCAGCTCCAGGTTTCCAGTCATCAGCTTGTTAAGCTGTTCCTTGATTAATTCAGGTAATACCGTGTGAATGTTAAGGGTGTGCTTATGCTGCACCTTAACCTCGCCGCAGAAGGCCAGGTTGTCGCAAACAAATGGAGCTTCAGCCAACAGGAAGCCGGCCCGGAACTTCATCCGGTTACTATTCCTTAATCCAATCACATAGCGGCTATCATGTTCCTCGCGAAACATGTCCTCAGTGAAACCAGCTCCCGGAAGGCCCTTCAGAATCATATCTATGAACTCATTGCTTCTATTCGCAATCCGGTTCAAAACAGAGAAGTCACTTGCGGCTCTACCCATCTTCTTCTGATTAACATGAGTGAAGGCCTGCACCAGACGGTTGGCATCCCATTTACCCTGAAACAGTTCCCTCTGAGCATCACTCTCACTCCTCATATACTCATCAGTTACAGGCTTGAGCATTGTTGCAGGCATAACACCGTCCCTGACGGCATCAACCAGATTACAGCAAGCATCCCCCCAACTATAAGGAGTCCTAAGACGGTCCTTTACGTTTTCCATGTACGGCAGCTCAACATCCTTCGGCAGCTCTATAAGGCCGAACATGTCCTCACCATCCGGGGTAAGGCCGTACTGGCCTGCACCTGATTCAATTCCAAGGTCACTCAGGCATTGCCTGGTCATATCTATGAAGTCACCGTGTTCCAGTGGTTCATGTGTTGGGCTCTTCGCAGTGGCCCTTACAGCTTTAACTGTCTTTTCTGTGACGGGGGTAGCCCCGCAATGTAACATTAATCCCATACTCTATTTCTCCAGTTCATGTGCATCGGCGTGGCCGAAGCTAATTTCTGTTTTACTGTCTCTATCTTTTACACTAATCAATTCCTCAACAATTACCCCTCCAGGCACCTTCCTCTTTGCTGTGATATAGGCAAAAGCCCATAGCATCTCTTCCATATCCTCACCCTGCAGCGAGTGAGGCATCCCAAGACCCTCCAGAGCCGCACCGAGGCATTCATGTATTATCGTACCTCTCTCCGCAGCCGGTGAGCTAACAGAGTCGGACTTGTAACTGGCACACTGCAGCAAGGCAGGTGCGCTTGAAGGGGGTAAATCCTTATGATGCTGCATGAGCCTCAACCTTGGCTTTGAAGTCATCAAACTTACTGGCCACCTTCTTATTATTGGCGGCACTAAGGTTCTGCCATGTCTGGCCTTCCTTAATATATTTAATACTCTTCAGGTACTCATTAACCTTGTCAGCATTTACAATGAAGTATTCCTCAAGCGGAGCCGGCTTACCGTCTGCGGCCGCACCGTCGTCATCCTTAACAGGAAGGCCCAGGATCCCCATGTAGGCATACCTGCGAGCATAAGTAAGGGCACTGCCCATATCCTGGCTCCCCCTCTTGCCTGCGGGTTCTACAGGCAGAGAACCTCTAATGCTCTGTCCACTTGTATGGCCAAGGATGGTATCCAGTATAACCGTACCATCCTGCCTTACCCTGGTAGGCTGAATAACGCATAACCCATTCTTCTCAAGAGGCCCCTGAGCTGAGTCAACAATTGCGGCAATATCCGCATACTTATATCCATAACCCTGTTTAGTCTTTATAGCCGCTTCAAGTTCACCTTGAAACTTACTCAATGCTGTAAACAGTTTATCAAACTTACTCTCTTCGTTTTTTTCTTCCATACTCTTTATTCCGTTGGTGGGTAAACCGCTTTAACTAACTCAATCCAATCATCGGCTCTCATAGTAATCAGCGGCTCTGTTCTGTTCTTCCGGTGATAAATCACGGGAACCTTTGGAGACTCTTTTACGGCCTGCTCCATAGCCTTATGTAAATTCAATGCTTCCCGCAGCTTCACCTCTATATGATAAGGAATCCCTGCTATCACATCAGGACTGTCAGCAGTCCCCTTAAACTGTTGGCCTCTGCGTGCGGTGTAACCGAACCTCCGCAGCCAGTGTACGCATTCCAATTCTCCACGCTTACCCTTCTGCCTTGAGTTCATTGTAGTCCTCCGGTTCCAGCTTCTTCTTGATAGCTTCTATATCCGTCTCTAAACCCCCCAGCTCTGCGGCGATTTCCACGCCTCCTTGCCAGAAGAACCACACTGCCGAGCTTACATCCGTTATCTTCGCATTCTTCACCCGGACCTTGTAACCCGCTACCACCCGGCCCCTCACAATCAGGCCATGCCGCTGGAACACCCGGTAATCCTCGAAAGCTACGAGAATCAGGTCTACCATTAGTTCTCTTATATTCTCTTCTACCATCTACCAACATATCGCGGTCCTCTTCCTTCATGCGTCCAACCATCCTCGTCTTTCCTAGCCTTAACCATCATCGGCTTACCTGTAGTCAGGTACGGCCGATAATTTTCATTACTCCTAACTCTAACCACATAGCTCTCACCTTCATCATCCTCACAATGTATTATCCGCTTATTAATGAAATTAGCCCTGGTAACATGCAGGGTGCGGTATTCCTTGTCCTTAAAGTAAAATCCCTCTGGTATTTCTCTTAACCCAAGTTTCTCCTCAATAACCTCTATACCCGCTGCGGTGTATTCTATCTTGCCCTTTACCTTGCCCCAGTCACTGCCTTCCTTCATCTCCTTACGGAAACCACGGAGCACACTCCTTGGTACTCCAAGTTTCTCAGCCAGTTCCTTTTCGTTAGTCGTCATAAACTCAATATCTTTCCTACAATCCACAAGCACGCTGCCAGGACTATTAGTGCCAACACAAAGCTCTCAGTTTCTGCTCGCATCAAATTCATCCTCTTCCCCAAACTCCTCGACAAACACCGGAGTAGTAGGCCCAACAAAGGAACCTATGATATTAAAGTTAAAATGTTCTGTAGCCTCATCAGGACTTAAACCGTCTTTAATTAGCTTGTTGATTACTGCATCGTAATCGTAGGCAATACGCGGTTCATGGCCGTAACAGTGACAGATGCCCACAATCGCATCGTCCCAGTCCTCCTGGGGGTCTAAAGCCATACAGTCAGGGTAGACCTCGGCTATGAGTTCAACGGTCAACATTTGGTGAAATTTTTTCTACGGGGGAATCATTTTGATACGGAGGAGGGTGCGGCTTCGCCGACCCCCCCCGCCCCCCTTCGGCCGACTCTTTAGATTTACATGCGGCCGGGGCTTCAGCTCTCTGAGCTGGAGTGATACCCTCTTTTATAGACTCTTTATTCTCTTTTAACTCTGCAGGCCCTTCCTCAGGCCCTACATCAACTGCAGCCTCCTTTTCTTTGGCCGCAGCCAGCATGTCAGTGAGCATCTGTTTAAGCTCTGCAGGCGAGTCTGCACGCTCGTGAATCACCCTGGCGGTTGGTTCACCCTTGAGCGCTAGCAGTTTGTCTGACGCTACTGCCGCAACAATCGATAACTCCTTCATCCCCACTTGCTCACCTTCAGCAAGCCGCTCCTGAATCTGCTCAACACCAAGCTGTGCGACGTTCGTCCACTTCTTAGCAAGGATGGCCTGCTCGTCTGCAATCGGCTCTGCATCCATCTCCCGCACTGCGGTAACGGTGTGAGCACTGCACTTGAGTTGCTCTGTAATGCTGCGGATGGTCATGCCACGGGCCAGCAGGCCCCTGATTGCGGCCCTGCGTTCGTCTGAAGTCTTTGCGAGGTTATTTACTCCCATCATTTAACTCCGGTAATTGGCTCGCCCTTGTTAAGGAGCTCCAAGAGCTCATCTCTCCGCACCAGTGGGATTTGAGAGCTAAAGCCCTGCTTCTTGAGCTTCTTAGCAAATACAAGGCGTTGAATGGTGTCAGGCTTGCAACGTGCAAGCTCTGCAGCTTCCTTGTAATTGAGGAACGGGCGACCAGCGGCAACGATGGGCTCTAAGGATCCGTGAATGGACTCCAGCAGCTCTGTGATTCGCTCTGTCTCTGTCATGGGAGACAGAATCCATCAATGTGGCGCAGTGTGCAACAGTGTGTTTTTAAGGCACTATCAACCACCTGTTGACAGTTGACGCTCTGCAACTCTCTGTGTCATCTCTGCAACTTTGTATTGCAGTTTAACGGTAAATAAGTTTTTTCGGTGTGTGCCCTCAAAACCGACACAAATCACTGTTTCAATGTCAAAAGAGCTGCTTGAGTTCGTCGAGCGGCGCAGTGAAGAGCTCGGCATCGGCCGAGCTCAGTTGATAGCTCAATATATTCGAGCTGATATGTATAACGAGGGCAAACCTCTTGTTGTGATTCCCGCACCAAAAAAGCGGAAGAAATAGCCTTCTTATAGACGCATAGTGCCGCACTGTGCCTCGCCCTTGGGGGGCGAGCATATGCAGTGCAGCTCTGTAATACTTCGCCCTTACGGGCTCAGATTGTAACCCCTGTAAATAACTTGTCAACAGGGTCACGAAAAGAATACGAATTAATTGTTGCGCACTGCTATGCACTGTGTCACCTTGTCCTGACTCTGCACCACTGTGCAGCGACAAAAATAATCCAAAATAAAAATGAGTATGAATGAACCAGAAATAAAGATTGGCCGCAATGGCCACGGGTCATGGACTGCGGAGACTTACACGCTCGGCCATCTAATCACCACCACCAAGCATGGCAAGCATGTTGTGAGCTATGCTCGTCCTGCTCAAAAGGAAGTAACCGAGTATGGGACTGTCTACCAATACGACCCAATAAAGGACCCATCATTTGAACTTGAGCGCGAGCAGTTCAAACGTGTCACCTCCAGCAGTGTCGGCGGTGTTCACACTCGTGGGCTTGCTAAGTTCTTTGAGCTAATGGAGGAGGTGGCACAATGAGCCGCACACGCACCAGCATCACGGAGCTGCAAACGCAGCGCGACAACGCACAAGAGGAGCTTAACCGCCGCGTAAAGCTGATTGAAACCCACAACCCAGCGACCTACCAAGGGCCGCACGCGCTCCGGCGGCGGCGTGTGGGCGACTACCTCGATGCGGAGGCCACACGCCTTGCGAACAAGCTCGCCAGACTCGACGCGCAAATTGCGGCCACCATTGACGAGCCACACGAGGCCACTGGGACGCATGACGACCCAGTGAGGTACACACACAACGCCAGCACACCGGAAGGCCGCAGGCGTGAGAATAAGGCTAATTGGGACGCAGCCGACAAGGACGCGAAGGCGGGCAAGGTGCTTTGCCTTTCAGACCTCATCTGTAGCGCTGAAGCTGTCCACATTGACCAAAACAAGGAGGGCAAATAATGAGCTACAATATTGTTAGGTGCTACACTGATAGCTGGAGGAAATCCAGAGTCATTGAGCGCGGTCTGACGCTTGAAGAAGTCCAAGCGCATTGCAGCGACCCAGAGACGAGCAGCAGCACATGTACCAGCGCCGCAAAGCTGCGCTACACCAAGAAAGTCGGCAAGTGGTTCGACGCTTACGAGGAGGCGAAATGATGAGTAATGAACAACCAAGCGCATTTTTCCCAGAGGGAACAATTGAGGATTATTGGATATACAAGGAAGGGGACA